CTGGTGGTATTGGTGGCGGTGCTGGCGTCCAGACTGCCGGGAGTATTGCTGGCATGGTTGGCAACGAACGGAATGAACGGGTGAAGCTGGCCCACGAAATGGCAAAGGAAAAAGACCAGGCAGAATACCGGAAACAGAAACAAGAGCTTGACCTCGAAGCTATCAAGGCGTTGAGAGATAAAAGGATGGCCGCTGTTTCGGGTGGCTCCTCAGATTCAGTTATTCAAGATATGGTTGGGAAGCCCTACAAGAGCCGGATAAACCCGGCTCAGATGTTCCCTAACCCTGACCCTATGCAGGGGCAAAAAGAGGATATGGCCCTTTTGAAAGCTAATGAAATCAAAGCAAGGACGGCAAAAATAGAGGCTGGAACAGAGGCTATCAAAAAGGGTAAGCCAACTCGCGGGGGGTCTCGCGGTGGCGGGATGAAACAACCCAAGGTGAAATCGCCTGCCGGTCAAGCTTCTGATGCCCGCGCCGAATTCAACATGCAGCTTCCCAAGTTTTTGAACGCCCTTGTAGGGGAGGCCGATAAAAACCAAGGCGTTTCATCGGACAAGATTATTGACCAGAAGATTCAGATGGCCATTGATAGCGGTGATGACCTGACAGCCTCCTTGCTCGATGCCAACCGGGAAAAGATTATCAAACGGCTCGAAGAGAAGCGCAGGAAGATTCCAACCGTTGAGGCTGAAAAGCCTAGAGGCATTTTAAGCAAGATTGGTATTTGGTGATGGCCATTGATTTGATGTCTCTCGTAGGGCAGGGGAAAAAGCCCGTTGACGGTATTACCAAGGAAAAGACGAAGCCAAAAGGTTTGATGGCCCTTTTCCCGGATGAACCGGATACCGCGGTATCTCCTCCCGCGCTTCCCAAGATAGCCCCAATAGAGCCCCCACAAAGCGAACGCCCTACGGTATCTCCCGATGTTATCAAGTCGCTGAAGCTGGCTCCATCGTTGCAGGCCCCTACCGTTCAACTCCCGCCGTCTTTCCAATCAGGCGGGCTCACGGTAAATACAATGCCGGAAACCGGGATAGAACAGCCGCCCATGATTACCCCTGCTTTGCCGGTGGGGGCCCCTCCTCCGAAGCCAACGAAGCCGAAAAAGGTAAATCTTGGGAAGCTTCTTGCTCGTGAGAATGTCCCTCAAGCGGAGCCTTCATGGACTGACCCGAGTATCCCCGGCCCGGCGCAAGTCGTTGATGCCCTTGGGAGATCACTTCCGAGGGGTGCTATTCAGACAGGGCTTTCTTTTCCTACGAAGGGTTTAGCGTGGTTGAATGAAGTGGTAGGGGCCGGGCAAAAACCATCCGGGGCTCCTTTGACAGATGTGCTTTTAGATCAGGCCAAAAAAATAGAATCATGGAGCCGGGACCAGTTCCCGAGTAACGCCAAAAGCCTTGAACAATTTTACGATGACCCTAAAAAAAACTGGTGGGATTTGGCAACAATCGCAGCCGATGGCGTTGGCGAAAATGCCCCACAGCTTGTTTTGTCGTTGGCCGCCACTCTTGCTTTCGGTCCTGCGGCTGGATTCGTTACCACAACAGGTCAAGAAACTGCTGAAATTTTCGCGGATATTGCGGAAAAGACAGGGAAAAAAGAGCCCGGCCTTTCTCTTGGTGCAGGTATCGCGGCTGGAGCGGTAGAGCTTCCTTTGTTGAATGTTTTAACAAAAAGGTTTTCTCAATCTTTTGGTCGCGCTGTTGCTCCTAAATTGGCGAAAGAAGTTCTTGGAAGCCGTGGACCGTGGGAGATTGCCAAGCGGGTTATGAAGGACGTTGTGAATGCTGGCAGTCCTGCCGTTATGGGGGGGCTCGAAGAAGTAGCGCAAACGCGGATTGAAAAGGCTGCTCTTGGTTGGGCTGATGATCGCTACCGGAATATGTCACGGGAAAACAAGTTTGAAATGGCACAAGCCGGGCTTATTGGTTTTGTAACTGCGGGCATGATTGATTTTTCAACCGCTGCTGCTGGCAGACTGGCACAGGGAAAACCTGCTCCGGTTGCGCTTCAAGAAACTAAGGAACAGGACGTTCTGAAGGCGGTGGAAGCTGCCGTTACTCAGGCTCAGGCCGAAAAGGACGCGGAAGTATTGCGGCAGGTGGAGGACTCCAAAAAGGAAACGATTCCACCGGAAATTCCCCGACCAGGCCAGGAGATTCCCCAGATTGCCCCTGAACCGGTAACACAACCTCCCCCGGCTGCCCCCGCTTCCGCTCTGAAGCCGAAACAGATTCGGACACTTGAACGCCTGGCAGAGGTGAATAATGTTCAGGCCCCTATTGCAGCTGGGGCTATTCTGGGGCGTGAAATAACTTCCATTAACGAGTTGAGCCTGCCGGAATACAAGAAGGTCCGGAAGGCATTCATCTCCGATATTAAGGCGCAGGGGGGAAGTGAAGCTGACCCTTTGGGTGAATCGTCCGATACTGTTCCCTGGACCGTTGAGCCGGAACCGGATATAGGGCAAGCTCAGAAGAAAGAACCCCCTCTTTACACGGCGGAATACCTTGTAGCCAAATATGCGGCGAAGGGGTTTGAAAAGCTCGGGAACTTCGCTGTTGAAGCCGTTAAGACGGGCAAGAAATATGCTCAATACTTGGCCGATGGCGTGAAGCAGTTTGGGGAAAAAGCCCGCGCTTATTTGGCGCAAGCCTGGTCCGATGCAAAGCGTGTAATTCAGGAGGGCCAACAACGCCGAACCTTGCGGGGTCGCACGGGTGGCGAGATTGTTACCGCTCCTCCTCCGAAGAAAGGGCCGATATTCTACTCTGAAGTAGAACAGACTATCAATGGGCCAAAGTTTCCCAGCAAGATCCAGGGTGACGCGGCTTTGAACCTGCTCAGAAAAACGCCCGGCGTGAAACCTGACGAGATCGCGGACCTTGGCCTTGAAGAGTTTTTAAGGGGCAAATTAAGCGTTACGAAGCAGGAAATTGCCGACCATGTCAAGGCTAACTCTATCACGGTGGAGGAGGTCGGAAAGGCACCCGATAAAATTGTTTACAATGTTGGGAACGAAGATTCGGATGATTATTTCGGGCTGTCAGAGGATGAAGCCACTAAGGTGGCTATCGAGGATTTGCAGAAAGAATATCAAGAGTGGGCAGAAGAGTATAACAACGAAGCTGACGAGGGTGAAGAGCTTGATGATACAATCAATATAAATGATATAGTTGCGTCTTACGATGAGGATTCCGATGGGAATGAAACAGTATGGTATTATCCTAATGATGATTCGGGAGAGATCCCAAACTGGTTACATAAGATAGTTACAAAAAAGAAAGAAGAGGGGACTACTAAATTTCAAGATTACCAGCTCCCCGGCGGGGAGAACTACCGGGAACTGCTGCTGACGCTGCCAAAACGTGAAAATACATCTATGCTTGATGTCATCGCTGGGAAATATACAAATTACGAATCCCCCCACTTCGACGAACCGAACATCCTGGCGCATGTTCGGTTTAATGAACGCAATGACGCTGACGGGAACAAGGTTCTGTTCCTCGAAGAGGTTCAGAGTGATTGGGCGCAGGAGGGAAGAAAAAAGGGTTTCAATGATAAAAGTTTCGGTGGATTGAAAAAATATTTGCTGGATCTTGAAAAGAATAATCAACTTCCTTTCCCTTATTCTGAAGAAATAGCCAGAAAAATCTTTGATGAAAAGAAATCCCCGTTGTGGAAGGATTATAACTCCAATGGCGTCCCTAACATGCCTTTCAAAGATACCGGCAAGTGGGCCATGCTTGCCATGAAGCGTATGATCCGGTATGCCGCTGAGAACGGCTTTGACAAGATCGCGTGGACAACCGGGGAACAACAGGCGGATAGATATGATCTGAGTAAAAAAATTACTGATCTGGCATACCAGAAAAAGGGGGATAACTATTTAATATTTGTGACACCCCAAAACAAAAATGAAGCTGTAAGGCTCGATACCGAACCTACCGCCAAAGAGCTTGAGGCGGTTGTCGGTAAAGACTTGGCAAAAAAAATATTAAATAATGAAGGGGAGCCAGTAGGGATCAAAAGTTGGGGGAGGAAACGATTTTCCGGGCTTGACCTCAAGGTTGGCGGGGAGGGCATGAAGGGTTTTTATGATAAGATCCTGCCTTCTGAACTGAAAAAATACGGGAAATCTTTCGGCGTTGAGGTTGGGGAAACGACCATGGACACGGGAAAACAGCCGTCAATTCACATCACACCAAAGCTGAAAGAGCGTGCCTTGAGCGGTCAGCCGCTTTATTCCGCTGAATATGTGATTGCCAAGTACGCGGCAAAAGGCTTCAAAAAGCTTGGACAATTCGCGGTGAATGCAGTCAAGAACCGCATAAAGTATCTTCAATACCTGAAGGATGGTATCAAGAGGTTTGGCGAGAAGGCCCGAAAGGTCTTAACCCAGGCATGGAAGGATGCAAAACGGGTTGTTTCTGAAGGGATGGAGCGGCGGGCACTCCGGAAGAGAACCGGCGCAACCATCGGCGAGGATTACAAAAAGAACCTCGATAAGGAACTCGGCAAAATGGAAAGGAAGGCCGCTCCTAAAGGCCAGAGACAGCCGCAAAAGCCCCTGAAGATTGATACCCCTCTTCTTGATTTCGCCCGTGAAAACGGCAGGATTATGAACCCCCCGAAAGAGCTTACCGGGGAATGGGATGATGCTCCCAAGGGGAAGATTTCCCCCTTCTATCGGCAACGGCTTTTCGGTGGGACCGCCACACCTGACCAGATGGCGGCGAGGATGTTTGAACGTGGGCTTATTCAGAGTGATTCCGTTCCGGAAATGTGGGAGAAGATCAAACAGGAAATGGGCACCCGGAAAAAGGCCCGTGCCGAGGACCGCGTAAAGCGGCAAGAGGAGCGCAGAATCGCGAAAGAGGACCGGGCTAAACGGTTAGAAGAATCCAAGGAGGAAAAGAAGGCTATCCGTGAAGCTGCAAAAGAAGAGAAGATGGCTGGAAGGGTTGCCAAGCAAACGGAGCGCATTATGAACCGGGTTAAAGATCCCGCGAAAATGCGGTCATTGATGGTTAACGCTGCTTCCAGGCTTCCCTTGAATGAGCGAGGGAAGATGGTTGGCATGATTGCCAACGCAAAAAGCTTACAGGATTTCCAAGATGTTTTGGACCGCGTGAAAAAGCTTGACTCAGAAAGTGCTAGGCGGTCTGCTGTCGAAAAGTTCAAGCGCGTCGTTGGGAAAGTGAAGCGTAAAAAATACCTGCCATTTTACCAGGAGCGCATTGACGGGATACTCAAGGGTTACACCCCGGATAAGCCGGAAACGGTGATCCGGGCGGTGGCAAAGGCACTGAAGAATAATCCCGATATTCCCGACGCGCTGAAGGACCGGATGGATGATGCTGCAAACAGGAAAAACCTGAATGATACTCCCATCGGGGAAATTGAGTTCATTTCAAAGATGCTGGAACATTACGCCAAGACCTCTTCAAAACAATACAAGATACAGGTCGGGAAGCATTTCAAGGCCATGTCTGACTTGGCGCAAGAATCGAAGGATTTCCTTGAGGAAAAGGACGACCTGATACCGGGGAAAGACATTGATGAGCCTTCGCGACGGTCCTTCGTTGGGTATCTTATCCGTGAGGGTGGCGCGAATGCCCGCACCATGTTTGCAAAGCTTGGCAAGGCTGGCGAGGCTGTAGGGAATATGCTCAAGGATGGTCTTACTGAATCCATGCGGCTTATCCAATCGTCGGAGGACACGGTTAACTCTTTTATCAAAGACGATGACTTCAAACTGAATACCCAGGGGCTTGAACAATTCGCGAAAGAGAAAATAGAGGTTTATACAACAGGCGGGCGAAAGATAAAGATTCCCCGCGGTTGGGCTCTTAATATTTATGCCCATAGCAGGACGCCGTATAACAGGGAAAGGCTACTCGGGAACGGGTGGAAGTATGGCGGGGATGAAGGCGGGAAAGTTCTTGTTTTCGATGAGGACAATCTTGAAGTCTTAAAAAGGCAAGTGGAATCTGACCCGATATCGAAGGGCCTTGTTGATGGCATTTTCGCTGCTTTCAACGGGGAGATAAAAGAAGCCGGGAATAAAGCTGCAATAGAGTTACAAGGCCATGAGATTTTTACCGTGGATAATTATTTCCCGGCTGCAATCAATAGGACCGTGGGACAAGGTGGACTTAACCAGGCTATGCGGTTCGGCCAGGCTACCCTTGAAAACAGCGGATTCACCAAAGCCAGAACGACAACCAAGAAAGCCCTTAACGGGATGGATATTCTCGACCTCTATCGGGCGCATACTCAGCAATCAGCGAACTATGCCGCGTTGGCTGTCCCGCTTCGGGAGGCAAAGGTATTTCTCGGTGGATTGGGAGCCGATGATACTGGCCCGGCTGGCCGTAACCTGGGGGAAGTTATTACAGAAAAACTCGGTGAGGATTATATCTCTGACCTTCGCGCCCGCCTTGATTTGGTCGAAGGCATGGGTTTTGATGAGAAAGATTCGGGAATGAAGACCCTTGATAAGCTCATCGGCAATATCACCCAGGCGTATTTGATGTTGCCTTCCGGGACCGCGTTGAAGGTCTATGGAGGCATCATCAATGCTATGGGTGAAATGGCACCTACCAGCCTTATACCGAACCTGGGGAGGGCAATCAAGAACCGGGAAACCCTGCGAAAAAAGCTGATGGAAAACACATACCTTCGGAACCGGCTTGAAAGCATGAGCAAGATTTACTTGCAGCGTCTTGATTTCCTGAGTCAGAAAGAGCGGGCCGGGCTATCTTTGAAGGTGCTGAATAATATTGATACCGAGATCGCCGGGGCGGTTTATCTCACCGCAAAGGATGAGGGGCTTTCGGATACTGACGCGCTGGCAAGGACCGAAGAAGTTTTCCGGTTGACCCAAAACCCATCTACCCCGTGGGAGATTTCCAACATGGCGATACGGGCGAAAAAGAATGTTGTCTACCGCCCCTGGATCTACATGCAAGGGGAAGGCACGGCACGGTTTAATTACCTATCAAAAGCCCTCAAGGATTACCAGGAAGGGACTATTACGCCTGAGAACCTAGCAAGGAAGGCTGTAACCATTCTTGGTTTCGCGACCATGTTTTCCGTAACCGCTGGCAAGTTCTGGCGTTGGGGCCTCAAAACTGCGGTGAACGAAGCCCGGCGGATTATCCACGGTGAAGAACCGGAGGAGCCGGAAGATAAAGAAGATGCTGCGGATAAAGCAAAAAGGCTGGCGTGGGAAATCGCCCGCGAGTGGACCGGCATGATTCCGGGCGGGTCAACTATGGCTAAGGCTCTTGAAAGCGCGGTTACTCGCCGTAATGCTGAGTTTGGCGGGCCTGTTGCCCAAAACATCGGAGATTTTATGGAAGGCTTCGGCGCGGTCTGGAAGGCCGATGATCCGCAACTGACCAAAAAAGGAAAAATGCGGGCTAGCCAGAAAACAAAAGGGGAAAAGATTGCTGATGGTGTGGCAAAGATTCTGCCTCCGCTGGCAACCATGTTAGGTATCTCCCGCACGGGAACAAAACTGGCTGCCGACATTTTTATTAAATCCGAAAACAGCAAGGTAAAAGCCGCAAAGACAAAGATTCAAGGAAAATAAAAAGTGTGGTAAAAATACCTCTATTTGAGTAGAATTATAAGGGGGTGACAAGAATGAAAAAACTTATTGTTGCTTTATCTCTGGTGTTGATTTGCGCCTGTGCCTATGCCGATAGGGTCGTAATCGATCGCGACGGGAAAGGAAATGATGGCATTGTCTCCCCCAACATGCAACTCCCGACGGGGGACGACTCTGCTTTCGGGTTTCTCGATCTGGCTACAAGCACACAAACTTTTTCCCCTGGGGCTGCAACCCGCTTTGATGTGTCTACCATTGAGATCAGAAAACTTTACGTTTATGTCTACGGCGGGGATTTGCTGGTAGGTCATGGTAACGATCTTGCATCCGGAACGCTTGCAAATGGCGTTTTGATTTCAAGCGGTACTCAAGGCTACATTGGCGGTCTGGTTGGGACCACAACCCCTCCTATATGGGGCTTGCCAACAGGCGTTGCAACCATCACTACAAAGTATTCGGGTTGGGGTAACGTCCAATGAAACGATTTTTCGCGCTTCTTTTGCTTTGGTTCCTTCCACTTTCAATCGCGTTCGCGGTTGGGGGCGTGAACGGCGGGAGCGGATTTTCCGGAACTGACCCAACGAAAGTTGCAAAGGCCGGGGATACCATGACCGGAGACTTAACAATATCGGCGGATCTTACCGTAACCGGCATCGCCTCTGCAACCGAGGGGCACATTGCAACGGCGTCTATCGGAACTCTGACGGTGATAACCCCTATCGGAATTTCCCTCGACGAGATTGAAGACCTCGCCACGGACAAAGTTTTCACGATGGCCAACAAGACGCTTGAATACCGGTTTACGAACCCTGCCGGGGGTATCAAGTGGGTGTGGCAGGGGGCTGCAACGGGGCATTTCTGGGAGCTTATGCAGGAAACCGGGAACCCAGGCGCGGGAACCCATCTGGCTCACATCCAGGCAGAAGACAGCGATGTGTTGCTTCTTCACTTGGTTCATCCAGGCACCCCGACGCCGGGCTATTTCTCGATCGATACAACCGATGATGCCAGCTCCGTCGGCGACATTTTCTGGGTAAACTCTGCCGGTGAAACGATGATAGGCTCTACCACGGACGCGGGCGCGTTCAAGTTACAGATTTTCGGGGATTCGTATTTCGGGGGGAATGCCTCTGTTTCTGGCACTCTCGACGCTGGAAACCTCACCATAGGCGGGGATCAGGTTGCCATAGCGCTATCCGGCGACGAGGTTCTAATCGAAACCGCTACTTCCTCCTACCCCCTGCCAACGAACGGGGCCGCGGTGGCGGTCCCTGTGGCTTCAGGCGCGGTGGTGATGGCCGATTTCTGGGTGTCGCTTCAGGCGTCACCGACTCAACTTGTCTACGCGACCCGTGTTTCAGCAACATGGAGCGGGTATAACAATACGATAACGACAGTGGGAAGCGAGGCAACCATTTTTCACAAACGGAACGCTCCCACCTGCAATGTGTTCATCGACGATTACGGGCGGGTTGTGGCGAGTGTCCCGGCAAATGTCAGGGCGCGGGTAACGAAAACCGAATATACCACGATGGGAGGCGACTGATGGACGCTCCGAAATGCTTGGTTATTGGAATCATGCTGTTGATCGTGCTGGCCGGTGTTGAGTTCCAGGTGTGCCAGCGGCTTGACGCGGTAGAGATTGAAAGCGCGCTGAAGTCTCCGAACGTCCAGACAGCCGTTGGCCCCGGCTTTGTTCAGGCTGTCGGGTGTAAGCATGATGTTATTTTTTCAACGTTGCTGCATTCTACCGATGGCCAGGACCGCAATACACACACCTGTCATTCATGCGGGATGCAGCGGCGCGGTAATGGCCCCTGGGTCATGCCCCTTCGCGGTCTGAAATCACCCAATCCGGAGGTAACACCATGAAACGACTTGTACTAATTCTGCTGTTTGCGCTCTGCCTGATGCCGTGTTTCGGCGCGGGGGAGAGCGGGGTTAAGTTAGGCGGTGGGTCGCTGGGATTTACACCGATTCTCGTTATTGCCTCAAGCACCGAAAATTTGAATGGCGCATTTGTCCCACAATGGACTGTTGAGGATTACGATACCAATAACGCGTTTGTTGTCTCTACGTTTACGGCACCGATGGATTGTGTGGTAACCATATCGTATCGCGTTAAGGGCAACCAAGACACCGGGCAGTTTCAGGATATTTATACTTACAAAAACGGTATTCTTTACTTGCCCGGTTGCGACTCTATCTACTCCTACTCTTCTGGGCTCCCAGTAGTTAATAAGGTAACGACAACGGTCCGTCTGCTGAAGGGGGAAACATTGGGATTCAGCGGGTATTCTCAACGAAGCACCTCGAATTGCCAACTTTCGATTTCAATAATGGGATTCGGTTTCGAGGAATAAACAATATGTCAATAGTCATCCCACAACGCTCCTCCGCAGACTGCGAGGAATCCGCCCTTGCCACGGCCAGCGGCGAGAGCTACGAGGCCGCGAAGAAGGCTGTCGGGAAGGCTTCGGGGCTGCCGGAAGCCGCGAATGATCCGCTTTTCGGCAATCCTGAGAATATGCGCGGCGCGATTGAGCGACTCGGATACAAGCCGGTCAGGCGCACGTTGACGGACATCACCAGCGGCATCGGCGATTTCCGGCGCACCGTGATCCTGCTTCGGGCGTCCACCGCTTCACAGCATTGGGTATGTGGCGATCGAGTTCAGGGTGGCGTGGCGTATCTACATTGGGGGGATGGCAACGTGAAATCGTATCCCATCGAGAAATTCAAGACCTTATTCGGGCCGACGAAGGCGCACCTATTCAGCTTTAACGCGGCGTTCGAGGTTGGCCCGAAAGAGGGTAAGATCAGCCGGTTTCAGCAGGTGTTGAACTGGTTCAAAAACATTTTTAGAAAGAGGTAGCCCAATGGAACCCTGCCCTACTGGCGAGTGCAAAAACCACGGGCACAGAATTTTGAGCCTGGAGGAACGTATGGAACGAGTTGAAAATAACCAGAGAGATCCGCGAATCTGGGTAGCGGTGTTCGGTTTGGTCGGTGTGGTCCTGTCTACTGCCGGAAGCGTTTGTGGTGTTGTTTTATCGGCATGGGCGAAAAGTAACGGGTGGCTGTGATGTTTAAAGCTTTTCTTGATAGGCTTTACGACGATGGGACGCGCACGTTGGGCGTATTGAACGTCTATGACTGCCTTGGGTTGGTGTTCTCGTGCCGGACGCTTGAGCCGCCATGGATCAATAACGAGCGGAATAAATCTTGCATCCCTGTCGGGAAGTACGAACTTGTTTTAAGAACCTCGGAAAAATTTGGTGAACATTTTTTGGTGAAAAACGTCTATGATCGGGATCTGATCTTAATTCACGTTGGCAATTTTCCGGGAAATACAAGCGGTTGCATCCTGGTCGGAAGCAGTTTTACGGACATTGATGGTGACGGGAGGCCGGACGTTGGCAAAAGCAAAGCGACTTTTGAACGACTGCGGAAAATCCTTGGTGGTGCCGAGTGCGACTTGTTTGTTAGCGGATAGATGCAATGAGCCGGGGTGCTTTAACCCTATTGAGATCGGCTGTAATTGCCGGTCATGTTACCTGAAGATATCCGCCGAAATGGCGAAAACAGTTGAAAGGAAAAGACGATGACCTTATCTGACTTATTCACTTTCGAGAATTTCAAGCTTGCAATCACTCTCTCAGGCTGGCTTTTAGCAGTTGCAATTTTCACGCTGTCCTTTATTGCCCCGCGAACCGCCACAACCAAAGACGATGAAGCCCTGGTCAAACTCAAATGGCTTCGAGACAACGCTTTCCTGGCGTTCTCGAAGGTAAAATTCTGGCATGAATCAGGGAAAATCCCGGTGAATACTGACCGCTACGAGGCATACATCAAGGAGCTTGAAAAGGCTTTTGAATCTTCATGGGGTCAGAAGCTTCCGGAAAGGTTTTTACCCGAAGCAAAATTGATCGCCGAGGGGCTTCACTCAGTGGCAAAATTAAACCCTCCTCCCGGCCCGGTGTCTCGGTAAGCATCGGGCCGCGTGAATCTGAAATCGGTATCAAAGTCCGGGACGTCTGGGCCGGGCTGAAAATAGGGCGGCACAAGCCGGAATGGGGGTTCGAGTGGCGAAAAGACTTTTAACTGTTGTGATGGTTCTTTGTGCCGCTGCTGCGTCTGCTCAAATAGCCACAATGCCCTATCGGTGGAATTACGGAGACCCTGTCTACGGGCATGAAGTCAACTGGAATTTCGACCAGATGAACACGAACACAACCGCCTGGCTTGCCACCCTCACATACATTCTTGGCCTGACCACGGCAGACAATACCAAGCTTGCTTCTTTCACCACCACAGCCGCAAGCACTACGCAAAACCTAATCTGGGATGAGAATGCAAGTAACAGTGTTCCCATGGTTGGATCTGGGGCGTTTTCTTTCAGTTCTGTGATTACGTTCGCGGGTAATGGGTTACTATCCGGGGGGATAAACCTTGAGGGGGTGGTTGGGTTTACGACCGCCTCTGGCGCATATTTTGCGGGGGATACCATTGAAACCTTTTGGGCAATCCCAAGTAAAAGCTTTGGGTGTGTTGCGTCCTGTTCTGTTGTTTCCGGGGCTTTGCGGTTCTCGCTGATTGCATCGGCTCCGGCTGGCATAAAAATCAATTCCCGAACCCGATTCGTAAATTCAACCTTTTAAGGAGAGCTCCAACCATGAAAAAACTCATTCTTGCTTTGGTCCTGATTGTTACCGTTTCCACTGTTCTTCTCGGTGCTGAGGCTCAGACCCGCCCGCATTGGAGAACCGGCGAAATCCTTCGCGGTGGGGAACCCGGACAAGACCCGAATCAACTGGTCACGATGCAACTTGACAATATCAAGCCGGTTATTGCGTCCTCTGCCAGCGTTCCGGGTACCTGGACAATCGTATTACCCACCACGTATTCTTTCGTTAAAATCACCGACGCGCACGCGGCTACCGGCACATGCAATGCTCTTTCTATTGCTGCTGCTTCCGAGGGGATGGTGCTGTACATTTTCAACGGTGACGCCTCCCCAACGTCCGGCATTGCAACGATCTCGTCAAATAAGATGGGCGTTTTGTTTTATGCCTCTGCAACCTGGAACTTGCTTTCCGACGAGTGATTCCGAAGGAAAGTATTCTGGTTGGGGTTCATGCCCTACTTGACGCTGTCATGGACAAGGGGGATGGACAAGATTATTACCGGATAAATCACGCGCCCGCTGAGTCTGTCAGCGGGCTTTGTGCGTTGCTCTCCGGATGGTTGCGCGAAAGAGGGGTGAAGGTTGGGAATAAATGATGATCGTGCCTGTCCCGATTGCTGGGCCACTCTGCGCGAATGTTGCGAGGATGGTTACTTGATATATCGGTGCCCGGCTTGTGGGTGGTCATCGGAAACGAACTCAAACCCACGGACATAAAAAAAGGCCCCCGTTAGGGGGCTATGGTGTGAGGATCTTTTGAGAGGATTGAGGATAAGATACTGTGGAAGGAATCGCCTGTCAATAGGTCAAAGCAACTTCCCCCAGCCAATACCGATGCAGAGCCCTACCGCCACTCCCCCCGGCGAAGATGATGAGCGGTGCCAGCGCAACAAGGGCGTCGATTATTCGGTCAGCGATTCGGCCCATCAGTATTTCCAATCCGCCGGTGCCCGGAAGCCGACCGGGAGGCAACAAGGTGCGCAGCGGCAATAAATAATCATTGGGTGTGATTCTGAATGTCTTCCCGGACGCCCGGGGCTGAACCCGCTAGGTGGTTCTTTCATCAGCCTCAAACACTTCTCTGGTAACCTGTCCCACCACTCGTCGCGGGGCTTGTCGTTTTCGCTGGTCATGGCTTCAGCTCCCCTTTCTTTTGCAGCCTATCCCGTTCAAACGGGCTATGTTCACGCATTTCTTTTTCACTGCTGATGAGCTTTTCAAGCAAATCAAGTAGGTGGTCAACATTGTCGGCGGCTCTAATTCTGGCCGTGCCAAAATGGAGAAAAACCCCGTCGTCAAAGGTGTCACCGTCAGAATCAAATTCCCCGATACTCCAAGTAATCATGGCCTCTCAGCCTCCTTTTTCCATGCTGCCGCCATCTGAGCAACAGCAGGACGGCAAAGCAAACCTGGGTGGCATTCTTGTATGCTGCATATCCCAGCAACTTTGCTTGGGCAGTCCTGAGAGCATTCCGGGATACCGTCTTTTGTCCTCTCCGGCACGATTAGCCCCGTATCTTTTGCTCCCCGGCATCTGTTGCAGGCGTGGTGCAGATAGTCTGTTTTGGTTTCTTTGTGCTCCTGTTCCCGAGATCGAGAACAAATAATAACCCCGCAGGTATCGCAAACAACAAACTCCTTGATGCTCATGGCTTCTCAGCCTCCTTTTTCAGTTTCCCGACGCAGCCGGGATGCCACACCATTGTTTTTATTCTTTCCCCGCCGCCCATCTCCTTTGGAATTGTGCCGATGTGGCGTTGTTCTATTATACACCAGTCGCCAGCGAATACGAGATCGAGACACCCTGCACACACTATCGTGGTTGGCGATCGCCTGGGTTCCGGTTTATTTTTGGCTTTCACTTCTTCACCTTCTTGTTTATGTCGATCAACACTGGTCTTACCACGATACCCTTCCCAAGAGCGAACGCAATCCGAGAAATAGTTTTAATCGTGATATTCCCTCCCGCAAAAAACCGTTGGACAGCGGCCCGGTGCATATTGCATTTTCTACCAAGGCTCGAATAATTAAGCCTTTGCCGGATCATTTCCTTGTAAAGTCTTTCTGCGATTTCGATGTGAAGCCCTTCTTGGTAATACTCCGGGTTTTGTTTTGCGTCTTCAAATATGCCTGCAAAAAATTCACTTGGGGTTGCTTCAGTCATAATTTCCCCTTTCCATGCGGATCTGTAATTACGTAAAAAATCTTTCTGACAATCGAATAACCAATTCTCACCATAAGGACGAGGATGAACGCCACAATCCATATGATTACCAGAAAAATATGGGCATTCACTTCTTCACCTCCCAGAACCGCGCGAATGTCAGCGTCCATGGCCCATGTTTTTGACACGGCTCCGGGGCTGGCCCCACGGTGTAATCGGTTTCTCCCCCGCCGTAGCATTCGCAGGGAGCCTTGTATTTGACGCCGCCGAAACCCCATGACCCAACTGCGTCACATAGCCGACCCTGAATCCCTCCGGGGAATTGGACGACCCAGAACAGCTTCCTGTTAGATTCCCCAGCGATGTTAACCGGATACTCCACCCAGCCGCATCTCGGCTTCGCAGGCGCGATGACGGCACCGCACCAGGAGCAGTAATCGCCGGATTGGCCGGGGTGGGGGCAGACGTAATCCTTGTGCAGGCGGTAGGTTGAATTTTTGGAATAAGGGGCTTTCGGGTGGCAGTAGAACCACTCCCCCATGGTGTTCAGAGTAAGCATGTGCTCTTTGCCGATCTTCTCCGCCACCCTCTGAAGCTCCTCATCCATCAGCCCGAAGGCTTCCTTGTTATTTTTCAGTCGTTCGATCAGGGTCATGGTTTCACTCCGTCAAAAAGCTTTACTTTCCATCGTGTTTCCGCTGGGGCATATTGAGAAAATCCGGCCTTTTGCAATGCTCTTCTGGCGTCTTCTGACCATAACCCAATCGGGCTTGTTGCCGGGTAGTCTGCTGCAACCGCCTCGCCAAGCATGATGACAACAGCTAGGTTTTCTTTCTCCTTCTTCAAATTGTCGGCCAAATCCCATTTCACACCCAGAGCCAGACAGACCATAGCCATCGCAGCCATGAAGGATAGTTCTTGCGCTATTCGTAGGTTGTTCATGTGTCGTCCTCCAATTTGATTCATGGCTTCTTCCCCAGAATACGGACGAGTGCGCCCGTATAGACAAACGGGGTAATCTCAGCCGATACCGTTTTCCCAACAAGGTCTTGCGGAGGGTGAGGCCAGAAACCGTCAACCATGAGATCGACGCGGTAGAAATCTTCGACTCCTTCCTCCTGGCAAAGATGATAGTCTCCCGCCGACTCGTATTTTTTAACAACCAGATTTTTCCGCATCACCCTTCTCCTTTCGCCATCAGATCCCCATGGCCATTTTTTCGGCACCAATCGCGCAGATTGACTTTTATTTTCTCAACAGGATCTAACCAATGGTTTCGATACTCTTTACGCATGACTGAGATAAAGTCTTTCTCGGCTTGTTTCATTGCTTCGGTTGGTTTTGTGTTCGTCACGTTATCAGGGTCGGAATATTCGTCGTCGAGGTCTTCCAAAAGCCTTTCAAGAACCTCGAATTTTCTTTCGGGAATCTCTTGAACAGCGAATTTAGAGACTGTTATCTCGTTTGGCAGGTCTTCATCGTAGTCGTGAACGAAGTCATGAAGATACTCATCAAGGCTGGTATGCGAAAGCCGTTCTTCCTCTTGTCCGTAAAAAAATAATTCTTCCATCACCCTTCTCCTTTAGCGCAAACACACTCGCTCATACCCTCGCTGTGAACTACTTCCAATAGCACCGTCTCGACCGTATGCCCCTCCCTAATATATTTTTGGATTTCTGTCCTTGAATTTCTGTCCTCATAGCCTTTAACACAGGCCCAGAAAATACGCTTACAGCATTTATATCTGATTATGATTGCTTCGTCCATGTCACCCTTCTCCTTTCTCGCCCCGCAGGGCTTCCAGTGGTGTTTTGCCATCAAACTTCAAGAACCTGCTTGATGGGTATGTGTTCACGCACCACCCATCAGCATACCGAGACAAAAATTGTCCCGGCTTCATTTCCTCCACCGCCCGCCCCAGATCAATCAGGCGGCGGCAGCGGGGGCAAAGCTTGTGACCAGCAGGAACATTTTTCAGTGGTTTACATTTGCAATGATGCATTTTATCCTCCAATAGTTTTTAAGAGTTTTGCGATCCGGTCATAATTTTTTATTTTTTTCAGACACTTGCCGCAAACACGGATTCTCACATGCGTCTCTAAATCTGGGGACGCATATCCAATGAGTTTCTTTTGTTCGTTGTTACATCCGACTTTGACTATCCTGCTTTTATCGCAAACGGGGCAAATACAATCTTGTACATAATACCCCCAGATGTTTTCAGCCCTGTCGCATCGCCCCTGCCCTGCGCCGCAATCGAACTGATTAGGGTAGCATTTACCTTGACCATGCTCGACATACATTGACTCGTGATTTTTTGAGTGTACACACTTTTTACATTCTGGGTGATCCCGTTTGTTTTCGCACAGCACAGGGTTGCGAATCTGGGCCTTGTCGGCCTTTTCCTTTTTGGTCTCTTTTCTTGGGGGTGCTGCGATAACAGGAACCCTCGACACAATATGGTCGCCATCCCCTGCCCACCTACCCACTCCGCGACGACTCATGATTCATTCTCCTTTCGCGCCCCGAAGGGCTTCCAGCACATTCCGCCTTCTTGGCCTCCACCGCTCTACCAAGAGAGATCAGGCGGCGGCAGGTGGGACAAACGTCAGCCCCACTGATGACTGCCGGGGGTGTGACACTCTCAAAGAGGTCGAAACATCCGAGGCATTGAACTTTCATACTTTCTCCTTCCTTTCTCGCGGTTGGAATGCAGCACAAGGACAAGGGTCGTTCTCAAAGTCTTTTATGATGCACTTCCGCCGATGTTTACACCTTTCCCCGTCCCGCTCCCACCGCTCATGTATCACCATCGCCAAAAGCGCCACATCCTGACCGCATTTCGACGGCCATACCGGCTCACCGTTTTTGATCTGCCGGGCCAGGGTCATTAGGCCCGCGTGGTTCCGGTTTTCACACTGGCTGTTGATTGAGTCGGCTATGGGCCTTGGTTTTTGGGCTTCTTTCCAGTCCACAAACTCCTCATAATCAGCCGTGCTTACCACCGAAACACCCTCGGGCATGCTCACCATGTCACCTTCAAGGACATGCTCAATTATCGACTTGAGATGTTTTTCCCCTTCCTCCCGCGCCTGCCGGATCGCGGCGTTGATTGCATTGACCTCCGTCTCCGTGATATCGGCTATCGGCGAGAGACAGCAATCGTTTTGTGGGTGGGTAAGTAATTTTTCATATGGCGGGCGGTCGGCCCAGTTGCCACCGCAAAGAGCGCATTTCATGGCTCCACCTTCCGTTTAAGGAGCTTCAGGCCGTAGAACAGGATCTTGAGTTGCATTTTTACCCCGGCTGCTGCCCCGGCTGCCCAGGCTGCCAAGGCTGCTGCCCCGACTGCTGCCCCTGCGGCCCAGGCTGCCAAGGCTGCTGCCCCGACTGCTGCCCCTGCGGCCCAGGCTGCCCAGACTGCTTCCCTGGCTGCCCCTGCGGCCCCTGCGGCCCCTGCGGCGGCCCTGTTTCCCGGCGTGTCTTTTTTTAGACACGTTTCAGCCGCTTCGATAGCGGCCCTCGGCCTGTTGTCGCCGGGATATTTTTTCTCGAAAATATCTAACACCTGCCTGGCGGCGTAGATCGCGTAGGCCAAAAAATGTTTCCTCGTCATCCCCCGGACGATTACCCAGTTAGCCCATCCGAGCCTCTTTTCCTTGATGAGTTTTTCAACCACTCTTAGGTGATCCCGCTTCTCCTGCGCCCAGAACCATTTCTGGCCGGGTTCGCAGGCGTCCCATTTATCCAGCCATTCTTGAGTTATTTTCATTGTTTTACCTCCTCATTTTTCCGAGAAAAGAGAGTGCCCGTGGATTGTCGCGGCGGGGGCCGTCACCTTACGGTGAACCACGGGCACTCTCAAAACTAAATCTTGCTTTAAACACGTTTAGCCCCCACCTTTAATCGACGTTTCCAGTATATCAGGGTTGCCCGGAGTTGTCAACTGTTGGTTTTTGCATGGATAATAGCCGGTCGCGCCCATCGCTTTTGAAATTTGGACCACCCCGGTTTTTTCTTCCCGGTTTTTTCGTCCATCAGAACCATGGCCATCGGCGTGAAGCCTGCGTCCATGGCTTCAATCATGCGCTTCTCGGCCTTTTCTTCCGAGTCATTTTCCCACCCGCAAAGGACGTAACAGCGAAGCGCGTGAGATGCGCGGGTAAATCCCGCTCGAAGCATCATTTCCCCGGCAATTTGGAGCGGTTCGAGGTCGTCCTGGGTATCGTAGGCGAAAAAGGCTTGCTTGGTCTTGAGCCGCCTTAATTCTTTCGCAATTTCTGGCGTAAGCCTTTTGGCTTCCAACCCCCCGGTAAACTCTGGCCGCCGGTCCTGTTCAGACAGCATGGAAAAAACCTTTTCAAGATGGGTTCCAGAACAGGCTAGAAGGTTGCTGTCAAGCACGTTCCAGCCTCGCCTAATTGGTAATTCTTGAATGTGCCCTTCTCGGCTTGGAACAGCGCAAAACCAACAGTTGTTCGGGCATCCCCGGCTGGTGATCGTGTAGCCATTCCGGACAAAAAGCCCGGGCGTGAAATCATCAGCAGAAGATCCATAAGCAGGACCGCCAACAACAACCGGCGCGATGTATGCCCATGCCTCGCGGAGTGCCTCTATCTCCCGCAGATGCCAAGTGAACAGGACCGAGATGAATACTTTTTCGATTCCCGGCGGTAAATGCTTCGGCGGGAATCCAACAAAGGCATACTCATCGTCAGGTGTTGCCGTTGTTCTCGTCGGAAAGACCCTTGCAATCATTTCTTTCCATCCTCCATTCAATAAAATTCCTCAAGCACCTGCCACAGCCAATCCACAAGCCCCCACTCCCCCGCCATCCCTGCCGCCATGATCGCGTTGGAGATCGCTGAGACCATGGCGGCCTCGTCGCTCTCCGGGTCGCGGTCAGGAGGCAGGATGGTATCAGGGAGCGGCGTCACTTCGGAAATTCCCTGGGGGCTCCCGTAACCACGACCCCATGACTATTCTTTTTGAAGAAAAATGGGATTCCAGCCGCTTTGCATTGGTTTGAAAGCCTGATAGCCCAATCCATATTCATCGGTCGCGCCTTTGGCCCCTGCTCCGCTCCGCAGATAACCCAATTTGGTGACATAGATTTTTCTCGGCACGATTTGCATGTTGGCGATGTGCAACGCTGGCAAGGTGGACTCATCCTGATTTCCTCTAGCATCGGTTCAACCGACACGAAGTGGACCGCAGACGGAATCTGCATCAACAGCGGAACACGCCGGTTGTATTCGTCTTGGTTCTCGGCTGTCACCCCGAACCAAATATTTCCCGGAATACGCTCTCCGCTCCCGGTCATGCCGTTAAACTCCGGAAGAAGGCCATAGTTGCCGAATATTTTGAGTGCGTTTTCCGGGCGTTTGGTCAGCAAAATAAACGTATGCCGGGGGCTTTTCTCAGCCATCGTAAGCACGTTCAAGACCATTTTCGGGTAAGCACTCTCATGGAAAAGGTCGCTCATGGAACACACGAATATTTTTCGGGGATTTTTCCAACGCTCCGGCTTCAGCAATTCATCCGGCCGGAATTGGGTTGATCCTGTCCACCCGTCTTTTGTAACCACGCAGCGGTATTGATGCCGTAGGCCGTGGGGTATAACTGGATTGTTTGCCAGCCTCCATGCCATTTTTTCCGCGTAGCAGTTCTGGCACCCAGGAGATACGCGGCTACAGCCTATAACAGGATTGATTGTGGAATCTGCCCACTCTATTTTAGTCATATTTCCCCTTTCACTCGAACGGCAGGCGCATGACCTCTTCCAGCCATGCCAGAGCCTGCCCGCTCTTGATGTGCTCCCCGGTGACGCGCAGGACGCGCCAACCCTGAAGCATCGCCAGATTGTATTTCTCGCAATCATTCGCAAAGCCCTTCCCGCTGGTATGCCTGCCCCCGTTCCAAGTGCCGCCATCGACTTCGAGAAGGAGTTTCAGCGCGGGCCATGCGAAGTCAGCCCGGAAACACCTGCCATGGATGAAAAGGTATTCCCTGATCGGCTCCGGCCAGTCGCAGGCTTTGATTTGGAATGCCATTAGCTCTTCGAGTTTACTTGCCATTTCTCCGCCCCCCACTCGACCGCAAAGCAGATTTTTTCTTCTTCCGAAAGATCCCTCCATTGGTTGTTGTCGTCGGCGGTCGCGTTCCATGCGTTAATAACGGCCATGTGGATCAGATGCGACATAGGTTTCATGCTATTCTCCTTTTCTTTCAACCGATGGATTTACCATCCTTGAACCTTCCAATATTTTCCGTCTTTTTTGATCTTAACTTGCATGTCGCTAAGGGGGTTAAAATCAAACGCTACCGCCTCGTCAATGGTTTTCGGCATGGGGTATTGGCTCATAGCTATTTTCCAGAATTTTCCAAAATACCACGCTCCGGGGCCGTCCAACCGGAAAAAATGGTTTACGTGGACACTCCTATTATTTACCCCGACGAACACGGAAACTTTTAGACAGAGATTACCCTGCCTGGTGGTATATTTTGAAAATTCCATCGACTCAATAACCCCTGTAAGTGTGTCTATGCTTTGTTCTGCCTGGGCAATTCGAGAAAGATTTAATTCTCGGAGTTTTACTGACTTTGCCTCTTCGATCTGTTTTATCTTTAGAATTTCTCCGCAATTCTCGCAACACCAGCAGCCTGCCTGATTTTCATGCCCACAAGCGGGGCATTTTTTATCTGGTTTTACAAGTTTTTCTTTTGGTCTGCCTGGCTTGGAGTAATCCGGCAGAATAGGTGCCCATGGTGGGCCGTGGCGAAAGAAGTTTCCGGCAAGATCCAAAATTAAAACATCCTGTTTCCCCGGATAGGTCCGGAGCCCCCGCCCTACGATCTGGACGAATAAAGCTGCACTCATGGTCGGGCGGCAGAGCATGAGCATATCAACACTTCTGCAATCCCACCCCTCCGTAAGCACCCCCACGTTGACCACAACTGGGATTGATCCCGCGTCGAATTTTTCGAGAACTTCCCGGTTGTGGCCCTTGTCTTTTTCGGAGTGGACGCAATTGGCCATTATCCCCGCCGAAAAGAAAATCTTTTGAATTTTTTCAGCATGGTCGATATCGACCGCAAAAATAACCGTTCTGGTCCGTCCCTCCGAGTGCTTACGGTAAGCGTCCAGCGCGGTTTGCAGATGAATTGTTTTCTGCATCAGGTCGGAAAGCTCGCCCTGGTTAAACTCTCCCGCAGTTTTTGAGATTGAGTTTAATTCGGTTGAAATGCTTTTGTCCTCGACAAACGCCCGCATACCGCACAGATACGGCGCGTCCGGGTTTTCATCATCAGGTTGAACCGCCTGAAGTTTTTGAATCCCAATTTCGAGATCCAGCGCGTCAAACCAGTTTTTCGACGGCTCCTCGTCTGAGGTTCGTTTGTGTTCCCGGCCATAGATGCTACCCCAGGAGAGCCTGAACGGGGTCGCAGTAAGGCCGAAAATACGCAAGCCAGGATAATACATTTCCAGACGATCTAACACTTTTTTATACTGGCTCTCGGTTGATTTTGGGGGAAGCCGGTGAGCCTCATCAATTATAACTAGGTGGAACATGGGAAGGGTTTCGATCCGGCTGGCGAGCGTTTGAATAGACCCGAAAACAACAGGCGAGTGCATGTCAACTCTAGAGCTTGCCGACGCACAGGCGATTCCGATAGGGGCTGTCGGCCAAAGCCTGCGGAGCTTATCGGCGTTCTGTTTTACGATAATTTCCCGATGGACCAAAACCAGAATTTTCATTGTTGGGAAATCATTCAGAAATCGCCGAATAAGCTCCGCAAATACTATTGTTTTCCCCGCGCCGGTTGCGGCCTGGATCAGAACGGTTTTTTTCGTCCTGAAGGCCGCAACCGCGCAAGAAATCATCTCCTCCTGGTAGGGTCTGGGGTTCATTGGTTATTCCCAGGGAAGTTTTGCAGGCGGATTAACAGCAGCAGTTTTCTCTTGCGGCACCGCAGATGCGGCAACGGGGGGCTGGGTTTGGGGAGCTTGCGCCGGTGCCGCGAACGTAAAAGAAGGCGTTGTGGGGGTCGGCTTCGGGGCTTGCATTTGAGGAGCAATGGGAGAAGCAGGAGGAGGAGCAAAGACAGGCGGAGCAACGGGGGTTTGCGTCCCTTCCAGCTTTTTGAACCTGGTAATCTTGTTTTGTGGCGGGTATCCAGGGTCGGTTGAAACTTTGACTTTGATAATTAGTTTTAGTCCATGAAGTTCCTCGGAATCCTGGATGAAATCAGGGCTCTTGTGCTGTGATGCAATGGCCATTGATTTCATGCGGCTCATTGCAGCCTCGTTCCCGAGAACGAAATTGTCAAAAATTTTACGTTCAGCGAATGGACCGTCAACCACTGAGAAAACTACCTTCAGCATGTGTTTTCCGGGTGTTTTTGTTTCCACAACCACGGAATCAATAATGGTGACGTGGTAATCACCGGGAGGAACGGGATCAAACGATTGTTGCTCTTTGGTTTGGGAAAGGTCTGCTCCAAGATATGCCATTTTTTTATTCTCCTATCCTTTAATAATTTCAATTTTGCAGGGGGGAAGCTTCATCTCTGAGAATTTCCGGTAAAACCATTCTTCTGTGGAGGCTATTTGTTCCGGGGAAGTTTTGTCCGTTTCAATCGCGAATTGGCAGACCACCACGATCTTTGTTTTCTGGTTCTGAGAAATCATAGGGGAGGGGCAAGGGACGATTTCGGGAGCCTCGGTAGGGGTAATGGGTTCGGGTGTTTTCGCGGCGGCTTCCTGGGCTTCCTTTTGGGCTTTTTCTTTCGCCTCGCGGTCCAATTTTTCCCGCGCCTCGTTTTCGAGCCGCATTTTTTCGCGGGCTTCCTTTTCGGCTTTCTCAGTCGCTTCTCTTTCCATGCGGGCTTTTTCAGCGGCAAGGGTTTTCTCCTGTCGCTCTACTTCGATCTTGATGAGGGATCGAAACATGATTTCATATTCATCGTCAGGTCGAAAAAGAAAACTTTCCACATGCTCCCTTTGGAGGGGTGATTTCAACCCTGCCTGGAGGGATTCTGCGGTCAGCTTGGCAAGACGACCGTCAACCCGGTCCTGGGTTCCCCGGTCTGCCATGGCAAGCAGATTCACCGCGTCTTTTGCGGCCTTGGTAAGTTCCCCCCTTCCCGTCACCTTTGAGATTCCAACCATCTTAGAGATTTTTGCCGCTCCCGTCTGGTATTCTGGCCTGACCCCGAGGGCCAGATAACCGTCTTTCAGGCTTGTGGTCATGGCTTCGAGACAGACAGCGCAGGTTTTTTCCTCGAAAACGGCAACTTGTTTTTTGAGAAAATCCTGGCCGGCTTGGATCATGCCGACCAGCTCCATAACCTTGTTTTTGAAGTCATCGATGGGGGCCGAAAATTCTTTTGCTTTCTCGGTCTTGAGTTTGTTGAGCTGGGTAGCCCCCTTTCCGAGTTCGGTTGCGAGTTTTTTTGCTTCGGCCAGGTTCTCTTCCGTGACCTGGATCTTGTAGGGTTCAAGGCGTTCTTGGATAGCCAGTTTCAGCGCGTCGAAATTCGACGTGATAACGGGCGGTGTCCCGCCTACGATCAGTTCCAATTCCATTTCATCCTCCCAGAATTTTTGATTTGATTTGCCCCAAGTGGGGGGCTTCGACCACGGCAAGTTTTCCGCTCCGGTCTTTCGCGGGGAACCGCTCCCATGGCTGTGTAATAAAGGCCCGGCGTTCTCTCCCTTCGGAATCCGGCAGAGAAACCATGTAGAAAACCTCGTCGAAAAAGCTGGCGAGGCGTTCTTTCAGGGTTCCACCCGAGATAGATGGACCCACAAAACGCCTGTTAAGGTCGTCTTTCTCGATAGAATCCAAGCACGTAAATATCACGTTAAAAGCCGAAAGATCCCGGTATGCCTTAATAAGGGCCGTCACCTTGTCGGAATACTCGCCCCACATGGGGAAGCTGTCCTTTCGATCTGGGTATTTATTTTTCATGGCCTCAACACACCGGGCCGAAATTTCGGTAAGAGAGTCAATGAACACCCATTTGAAAAGGCTCTGGCCCTCGGTTGTCAGGTAGGTATAGACCTCGCCCAAATCTGCGAAACTTCCAACTTCAAAACCCTGAACGCGCCGGGACTCTATCAGGTCACGAACGCAAAGGAGCCCCGCCTCTGCTGATACGACGCACACTTGTTCATTCTCCGGGATGGTCCGAAGAAGAGAAGTTTTCCCAATCCCGGATTGACCTATGACCAGGGCAAGAAACCGGGAAGAATTTTCGAGAGCAATTTGTTTCAGAGCCATTTAGGCTACTCCTTTTTCCAAAATATCAAGCTGAAGGGACAAAAGCCGATCAGCCGCGTTTGACAAGCTTCTGCCTTCTTTGTCTGCCCAGGCTTGAAGCCGTTCCCAGGTTTTATCATCAAGAGAAATCCCTTTTGAAGTTGCTGGCATTTTTTATCACCACCTTTCAAAATTAAGAATATCAGAAGTAAACTAAATATGCAAGTCTTTTTTTTCTTGCACTTGCTTTTATTTTTTGTTACTATTGAGGAAATGAAAAGGGGGATTTATGAAAGAAATTATTCCATTGATTTACGAGGGGGTAGCTAGACATGAGGCTTTACAGCCTGTCCGGGGGTATCTCGGGATGTCCTCTATCGGGAGCCCATGCGAGCTGCAAAGCTGGTTTTCCTTCCGGCAAACCTCTGGGGCGTTGACCGATGGGCGTGTTTTAATGCTATTTGAAACCGGGAAACACGTTGAAATGATCGTTTGCCGGGCTTTGCGCCTGGCCGGGATAAAACTCAAGGGGGCTTATCCTGACGAACAGCTCTCTTTTTCTGACCATGGCGGGTTCTTCTCCGGCCATCCTGACGGGATTTGTGAGGACGAATCCGGGGAAATGATTCTGGAAATAAAATCCTCGAACACAAACAAATTCAAGGAGTTCCAAAAGAGCGGGGTCAAGGAAGTTTACCCGGCTTATCATGTCCAAATGCAGCTATACATGCACTATTCCGGGTTGCCGCGGGCTGTTTTTCTCGTAATGAAAAAAGACGATTGTAGCCTGTATTTAGAGGTCGTTTCTTCTGATCCGGTTTGCGCGGAGATCAATATTGAAAAGGCCCGCCGGATTATCATAACCCACGATCAGACGGGGAGGATCTCTATTCCCATCCCCATTTCCTCCGATCCAAAATCAGATACTTGCAAATGGTGCCGGTATCAGGTGCCGTGTTTCTCCCCGGAAGAATCGTTACAGAGTGTCCATTCATGCAGGTCTTGCGCCTACCTGAATATCGGGAGCGATTTCAAACCATCCTGTGGGCACAGGGACCACAAGATACCCCTGAAAAACATTTCCCTCGGTTGCCCTCAATGGAATTGGGTGTGCCGGACTCCCTTCACGATCGAGGGGGAGGCATGAGCATCTTAAATTCAGCTCTGGAATATTTAGATTTGAATTTTTCCGTTATTCCAATCCGCCCGGGACCGGAGAAAAAGCCGTTCATCCCCTGGACTGAGTTTCAGAAGCGGCGCGCCTCAGAAGAGGAGGTTGAAGGCTGGTTCCAGAAATGGCCAGGCGCGAATATCGCAATCATCACCGGGTCCATCTCCGGCGTGTTCGTGGTTGACGGGGACGGGGAAATCGGCTCCCGGTGGATCTACGAGAACTGCCCAAAAACCTCCGTCTACGCCAAAACAGGGAGGGTGGGAGGGTGCCATTGTTTTTACCGAATCCCCCCCGGCGTAAAAATCCCGAATAAGGTTGGTTGGAAACCCAAGGTGGATATCAGAGGGGAAGGAGGCTACGTGATAGCCCCTCCATCCATCCATCACACAGGCAATACCTATTCCTGGATTTTCCGGGAGGGGCTAAACGGCTGGTCTGACCTGGCCGAATTTAACCCCGCGAAAATGGGCGGGAATCTCATGCTAGACCTTCGGAACGTGAAACTACCTGGGGAAAACCTGAAGGGGGTTGAACAGGGGAGCCGAAACGCAACCCTGGCGTCAATGGTTGGGAAACTACTCTCGGACGGTTCTACCCCTGATTTTGCCTGGGAGTTTATCACCGCCTGGAATGCCAGAAACACACCACCCCTCGGGGAAAAAGAAGTCAAAACAACCTTTCGGTCAATCCTGAAAAAACACGAAGCCGGAACGCCGATCAAAATAGAATCTGTGCCGGTGATTGTGAGCACAGAGCCGGAACCAGAGCCGGAATTAACCGAAACGGACAAGGAAATTTTCGGCGATAAAACCGATAGCTACCCGGTCGAATGCCTTCAACCCGGCGGGCTCTTGCAGGAGATCATGGAATACACCGAGAAAAGTTCCGCCTCCCATAAACCGATATTCGCCCTCTCCGCTGCGATTTCCCTCCTGGGAAACGTCCTGGGCCAACGAGTGATGACAGAAACAGGGCTCCGGACCAATATGTATTGCGTGAGTATCGGGTATTCGGGAGCCGGTAAAAATGCCAGCCATTCAACCATAGCCTCTATCCTGGGTTCCTCAAACGCCCGTCTTTCCATGGGGCCAACAGACACAGCTTCCGGTGTTGCCCTGCTCAAATGGCTTACCACCGATTCCCATCAGGTTTCTCTATTCACGTTCGATGAGTTTGGGATGCTCCTGCAAGGCACTAAAAACCCTGCTTCCCCAATGGCAGAGCTTCCCCGCATCCTCACAAAGATTTTTTCATCAACGGATCGCCCGGAAATTAAATCATATGCCGATTCAAAATTAAATATCACTGTCCCATGGCATCATCTCAGCCTCTATGCCTCCTCTACCCCCTCGAAATTCTGGGGGAATCTGTCTGAAGCCGATACTATTTCCGGCTTTCTTGCCCGCATCCTGATTTTCGAGGCTCACGACGAAATTGAGAAAACCCGGAACGTCGTAAAATCCACCGTTCCAAAATCAATAATTGACCAGGTTAACGCGCTCTGGGCAATCTCCCCACCCATCGACAAAGAGCGGGGAGATATCGCCCGCGTTCCGGTTCCTTTCGTTGTTCCACGATCTCAGGATGCCGCTGTATTGTTCGATTCCTGGGCCGATAAATACTGGGAACTGAGGAACAAATACCGGGAAGACGACGCCAAAAGCGCGGTCTATGGCCGGGCCGCAGAGCACGCGGCTAAACTCGCACTGATCCACTCAGCCAGTCTCAAAGGAGGCAAAATAGTCTCCGGGGAAATAGATTCTGAATCCGTCGAATGGGCCACAAAAATAACAGACTCCTGTATTAAAGAGCTTCTGACGGGAATTTCCCGGAATATCAGCAAGAACCAATTCCACGCAGAGCAGCAGAGGATAATAAAATTTCTCTTGTCTCGGAGCGGGGAAGCCCCAGCGAGAGAAGTATATAGAAGGCTTCATGTCCCTTCGAGGCAATTTAACGAACTTATCGTAAGCATGAATTTTTCCGGAGAAATCCGACAAGAAAATAGAAAAAATAGTAAGGGACTGGATGTTTCTTGGATTATTTTGAATAGTTGTTAAAATTTTTCACACTGTCACACTGTCACAACTCAAAAATCATATTTGTGACACCGTAGAATGGCTCCTGATCTATATCAGGGGCCATTTTTTACACTGTCACTGTCACAGATAGGCAAACGGGGAAAAGAAACTCCCGGAAAAAGGAAAAAGGGGATTTGGTATACCCCTGTGACAGTATGTATTTTTAGAAATTTTTTTTATATAATAAAGATATAGAGCGTGTTTCCCAGGGAATCACACTGTCACAAAATGGTTGTGACAGTGTGGGACACCTTGGCCCTTTTTACGAAAACATTGTGAAATGGTGTTACATGCTTTTTCAACAAAACTCAACAAAACTCAACAAAATTCCGTGAAGATGTGTTATGATAATGGAAAGGAGAAAATAGATGGCATACAAAAACATAACAATTAGCGAGGAGACAATCGTAAAAATAAAAAAATGGGCAGAAGGGAATAACGAAAAAAGAACCTTTTCGAATGCAGTGGAAATCCTATGTCTTTTTGCATTGGAGAAAAAAAACAAGGAGAGGGAAGATGTCATTATTGAACCGAAAAACACTTCTTGAGTCTATCGGGCTCGCCGGGAAAAAATGTATTATTCATCATATTGATAGAAATCCGCACAACAACAAGCATGACAATCTTTTGATCTTGGAAAATATAAAAGAGCACTCGGAGTTGCATCGGAGGATAAGGAAAAAAAGATTCGATACCATCCTGAGAGCTGTTCCGTTATCGGAGGTCGGAGCGCTGAAATTAAGAGCCATGGCCATGAGGCAGGGAAGAGGCACAAAACAAATAGTTGAAGAAATGATGATTCTTTCGGAAAATTCCATGACCAAAATCGACTTGTTGCCAATCCCAGAAATTGCAATAGAAAAATTCGGAACTAAAAGACAGCGCCGAATAGCACTAGAAGATGCGCGTGGGATGCGAGATAAGATCAAACAAGAAAATAAAAAAAGGGTTCTTGGGTGTCCGGGTGGAAAAATTGAAAGTAGAGATTTTTTTTCACTAGGGCCAAAAAGAGACTAAAAAAGCCCCCGAGGGGGCTCTTTTCGATTTTCGTTTTCAGGATTCTTTTCTCTGCTCCTTTCTAATCTCCGTGACCTTCGTCCCGTCACGGTATCCCATCCTGACCTCTGCCTGCCGATATCGGAAAGCATCGGCTAGGAACGCACTCACCGCCTCCGGCGTGTTGCCGGTGCGGCTGATGATTTCGAGGATTGTTTCCCACTGGTCTGTGAGCATCAGCCCGCCTTTGCCGCTTTTAATGCGGCTGTGAGAATTTTTGCCACCCAGCCTGAGAGAAAATACCCCTCGCGGGCGCAAAACTCCTTTAGAGCCGTGTGCAGCGGCTCCGGAACCCGGATCAAATAGGTTTTCAACTGGTGATCTCCTTTCTGAAAAATCTTGCGTGGATCTGTCGATCCTGATCTGTGACGTAGCGGGAAAATTGCTTCCCGTCTGATTCTCCTTCGACGCGCAATCGGCCGTCAAAGGACTTGAAGAGGACTGAAACGAATCCCTCCTCCCCGGAGGAAACTTCATCGAGCTTGGTTCCGAATCTCCTATCATTTTTTGTCCTGGTCATAGTTTACTACTCATCCATCATGTGGGGCCACTCCCCACATGATCCGAGCTTAAGGGCTGCGAAAAAGTCGCAATACTCTGAATAGCAGTATATCTCTCGGACCCCGTTGTGCTCGGGGTTCAATCCCAATACCTCCCCGCATCGGGGGCAGGGATTCGCGGAGGGGTATTTTCCCCTCAACAACTTCAATTCTTTTGGGGTTGCGTGTCGCATGGGCTTTCCTTTCTGGCCTCTCGGCCATTCCTGCCGGTCACTCCCCGACCGGCTTAGGGGGGGTGGGGGATTACTTTTGTTTTTTCCAGGTCTGATAGTCCTGGATCGACTCAAACGCGATCCAGCCGTCAGACGTTGTAGCAACCCTGGACGCCCAGGGAGCCAATTTCTTAGCTTGGTATTTATTGGCGGCCCTCGCCGCGTCAATAGGGCCATAGCCAAAGTCGTTGCTCCAAATAATCATTTTTCGCATATTTTTTTCTCCTCGTTTTTTTTGGTTTTACCTTACCCTTTTAAGATAACCGACGCGTAAACTTTTGTCAACTATTATTTACAATCTTTTTTTACGGGGCTGAAATCGGCGCGGGGAGCGGGGTTCACCTATGTGTGGTAAAAATACCTCGCAACGAATATCGAAAAATGATATGCTTTTAGTGAAAAATGGTTAAAAAACAGAAAAAATTTATTGCCGCCTACGTGCGGAGCATGAACGCTCGTGCCTCTGCGATGGAGGCGGGTTACAAGGAACATCAAGCGCAAAATGCAGCGCAAAGGCTTTTAGCCGATAGATTGGTTCGGGAAGAGATTGAGCGGCAGATTCAGGAAGCGAACGAAAAAAATCTTGTTAACCGGGAGTTCGTCGTAACCGAACTCGCTCGGGTAGCTGGTTTCGACCCTGCCAAAATGTTCGACGCTAACGGGGCTCTACTTGACATGGGAGCATGGCCGCAGGGGGCTTCAAAAGCAATAGCTTCCTTCGATGTTCAGGAGTTATATTCCGGTTCCGGGGCCAAAAAGGAGCAGATCGGAACGATAAAGAAGGTCCGTGTGTGGGACAAGTTGAAGGCTCTGGAACTGTTAGGCAAGACCCTGATGATGTTTCGCGAGGATGATCCGCAACAGGGAACGAACCAGCCGCCCCGGCTTATTTCTGAAAAGTCCCTGACCGACGAGGAATGGGAAACGAAATATGGTAAACCCAGTGGATAACGTGGTGTGGGCTCCTCAGCCGGGGCCGCAGGAGGCTTTTATTCGCTGTGACGTTTACGAGATTTTCTATGGTGGGGCGCGTGGCGGTGCTAAGACTGATTCTGTCCTCGGGAAATACGGAATCAAGCAGGAGCGCTATGGGAGCGGGTTTAATGGTGTGATTTTTCGTAAAACGGTTCCCTCTCAGGATGACCTAGTATCCAGGTCCAGAGAGATTTACGGGCCGCTGGGCGGCAAATATAACGAGACAAAATCAACTTGGAAATTCCCGCGCGGGGGGAAACTCAGGTTTCGCCCGCTGGAAACTGTCCAGGACGCCGATAAATACCAGGGTCAAAACCTGTCGGATGTGGCCGTTGAGGAAGCTGGCGTTTATGCCGATCCGGCTCCAATACAGAGGTTACACGGCATTCTGCGGTCAGCTCACGGTGTTCCGACGCAACTGGTATTGACGGGCAATCCGGGCGGCGCGGGTCAGGCATGGCTTGACGAGCGGTATGTCAAGCCGTTCCCGGCTGGCTTCAAGATCCACTATGAGGAATACGAAACCCTCCCAGGAGTGCCACCGGTAAAGCGCGGGAGGGTGTTTATCCCCTCGAAGGTCACAGATAATAAGATCCTGCTCCAAAACGATCCCGGCTACGTTGTTGGGCTCCGAATGGTAGGCGGTGAGGATCTTGTTAATGCGTGGTTGTTCGGGCGGTGGGACGGAAAATTTGGGCAATTCTTCAACGAGTGGAAACCCGAAAAACACGTTATTCCTGATTTCCCGATCCCCTTATGGTGGAAACGTTACGGGGCTATGGATTGGGGCTATGATCCTGACCCGTGGGTATACAAATGGTATGCGGTCGATGACCAGGGGCATACCTTCCTATACCGGGAAATTTGGGGGAATGAAATGACCCCCCGCGAGGCTGCGGAAAAGATTCTCTCGGCGCAGGGAGATGAGCGGGTATCGTCTGCTGAGGGAGATCCGAATATGTTTTTCAACAAGGACGGGGTATCAACGGGCGAAAAATTGAACGGTGCCGGGCTCCCTATTTTCCCTGCGAATAATGAAAGGGAGCAAGGCTGGATGCGGGTTAGAGAAGTATTGCGGGATAATCCGAAAACCGGGCTCCCGTATTTCCGGGTATTAAAATCGTGTCAGAAATCGGTAGAGGCTATTCCGGCCATGCGATACCACGAGAAAAATCGGCTTGATTGCGCCCCGAATAAGCTTGACCATTGGACGGATTGCGACCGGTATCATTTTATTTCTCGGTTCAGCGAGTCCAGCAAACCGAAAGAGCCGCCCCCGTGGGATAGCTACGAGGGTATGAAATTACGACAGATCAGGAGGGAATATGGAAGGTGAACAGTTAGCCATGATTGAAGATCCCATGCCCGTTACGGACGGAGCGGCGGGAGAACCAGAGCAAGAAGAATCGTTTGATTTTGATGCCCTCCGCAGGCGATGGCAACATTTTATCAAGATCGGAAATAACGAGTTAGACAAGTTCAAAGACCCGAACAAACGCGCGGATATGCTGATGCAGGGGGAGTTGATCGACTCCCGGAACGTAGACGGTATCGACGGTATCGGGCGAGGTAGAACCCGATATAACGCAATCAGACCGCGCGTTATCAGGAGCGTTAATAACCTCTACGCCCGGAACCCAAAAGTCACCGCAACCACCAAAAAACCGTTTTACAAAACGGAGTTGGCACCCATGATCGACCCCGCAACCGGACAGCCGGTTATCGGTGCAGATGGTATGCCGGTCATGGTCCCGAACGAGATCGAAATTTCCGAGGAACGGGCCGACATTGTGGAGGCGGTGATGAACGAAAGTTTCCGGGAAAGTTCGTTCAAAAGTGAAGCGAAGGCCGGAATTTACGAGGCGAAACAGCGCCCTTGTGGTTGGTTAGAGGTTGGCTACGAGTTCGATGAGGACAACGACCAGGACGGCATTTTCTACCGGTTCCGACGGTTCACTGAAGTTATTTCCGATCCGCTGGCAGAGTTTTATCATGGGGTTGTTCGTAACTGCCGTTTTATGGGCCGCCGTTTGTGTTTGTCCGAATCTGAGGCGGGGAAGCTCGGGCTTGACTGGGCGGTAATAAAAAGCAACCCTGACAATCTCGAAAATGACGCGCTGGATTCAGAGCTGAAACGCGGGGTTGTCTATGAGATGTGGGACAAGGACCAGGGCCTATACGGCTATGTTTGCGAGCATGGACAGGACTTCCCGAAGCCTCCGGAGCCATGGCCGCTCGTAATCGACGGGTTCCCTTTTGTCCCTCTGAAACTAGCAGAGGATCAGGGGAAAAAATTTTCCCGCCCGCCCGTTCTGGAAGCTGAATACCACCAAGAAGAAATAACGAACATGAGGCAGACCATGAACCGGGCAATAGTCCATGGCCGCCCGGTGACGCTTTACGACTCAATCGCGCTGTCGAAAACGGATGTTGCAATTCTTCAGGGCCGGGAAAAAGAAGGGTATTTTGGAGTTGAAAACCTCGGCAGGTTGAACCAACCACCCATGGTCACGGTCAACGATAACAAAATTGATCCGGAGCTTTACGGCCAGTATGCCCGCAACGAGTATGAAATGGACGTTCTTCTTGGCGTTATATCTCAAGACACCGGGCGGGCATCAAAGGCGTCGGCAACGGAAATTGATGTAATTGCAGGGAGTTCGGAGCAATTTGTTTCCGCTGAAAAGGATGTGATTGACGACTGGATGAGGACCATCGCCCGCAAAGCCAAACAGATCCTGGAACAAACCATTACGGACGAAAAAATTATTGAAGTCACGGGTCGAGATGGGGTGAAGTTCTGGGCGAAATATACCGGTTCCGTCCTCCAAGAGTGCGATGTTGATATCGAAGTTGGATCGACAACCCGGCAGGATGACAACGCAAAACAACAGGTCAATATCAATCTTCTGAACGTGGCCAAAGGCGTTCCAGGTATCGACACAACTGAAATGGTTTTGGACACGATGAAGGACATGGGCCGCCGGAATGTTGATAAATACCGGCTTCAGGCTCCAACGCAAGGAGCGCAACCGCAACCGGGGCTTGCTCCTGGCGGGGCTGCTGGTGAAACAACCGGAATAAACCCGGCGCAATCGCTGGCAGACCAGATGAACCCAATGGTTTAAGGAGAAAACAATGAAATATTTTCGCAAGCCAATTTCCATCGAGGCGTATATGATCCCGGCCAATGCCCGTGAAGGCGACTATCTGGTAATAAAGAAAAATGAATGTTGCGAAGTCATTTCGGCTGAAGATTTTGCCCGCGAGTTTTCCCGGAGCCCCTCAGCCTTAGTGCCGGTGCCAAAGCCCGACCTTGAGCCGGAAGAAGAAATCCTTACACCCCCACCAAGAAAATTCCCTCGGATGCCCCTGAAGCCAACCGAGGCAGATATCGCCCTTCTGAAAAAACAGGAGGCACAAACGGCGGTCATGTGTTGCGCCACTTGCGGGGCCGATGTCCAGGTGAAAGACGCTGATGCAAACAAGGATTGCCCCAAATGCTCAACGCTCCCGAAGGGAACCAGGAAGCAGGTCTTGATTCCCTGCCCGTCATGCGGTGACTTGAAACAGCCTCATAAAATTGTTGCTGGCAAGTGCGTTGATTGCCTCGGGGGTGACTGATGCCACTGTTCATTTATCGTTGTCAAACGTGTGACAATGGGTTTGAAGAGTTTTTCCATAACCGCAACGATGGTGATATTTGCGCCTGTCCAGTGTGCGGAGGCGAGGGAAAGAAATGCCTCCAACCAGGGAAATACAAGATCAGGACAGGAGACTTTTTTGAACCATACTGGGAAGAAGACTTTGGCCCGGAGCCGGTATTTATCCATAGCCGGGAGCATCTTTTCAAGGAGGCGCGGGAACGTGGGTTCAATCTCCGCCGGATGCCCGAAAAACTAAAATAATCGAAAAAGTGTGGTAAAATTGCCGCACTTGGAATATACTTAAAATATACGGATAAGGAGTTTTGAATGTCTGAATTGGATACCGTGGTTGAAGCCGGGTCAGAATCCCCCGCTGGCGGCTCAGAAGCACCAGAAAATTCCGGGAGTATTTCGGATATTTTCGACGCTGTTGAAGCTGCGAAAAAAGCGGAAACGGATAACGGCTCCGGAGATGACACCCCGCCCAAAAAAGAAGAGGTCACGCCGTCACTGTTAGCGGGTAAGTATGAGACACCGCGAGACCTGGAAAAAGCGTTCCTTGAGCTTCAAACGAAGCTTGGCCAGCAGGGGCAGGAATTGGGGGAACTTCGCAAGCTCAAAGAACCTCCACCCGCTGACAAGGAACCCGAACAACTTCCGGACCTTGCGCCTGATGAACTCGAACAGCTGCGGGATGAAATGATCGAAGAGCATGGGGAAAAACAGGGCACAAAGCTGTATCAAGGTTTCCTGAAAAGGCTTGAAGCGCAAAGGCTTGAAAAAGTCATTGATGCTAGAGTGAAGCCGCTTCGGGATGCTGTTGAGCCGGTTTTGAAGAAGCAGGATGAACTTGCACAACAAGAAACCCAGCTTTCGCGCAAGCAGTATCTTGATGACACTCGAAAAGAATTTGGTGACGACTTCGAGGGCCTTCAAAAACAGCTTGCAAATGATGCCCTTGTCCAGAGCATTCTTGCTAAATCCCCATCTCAAGATGCAATCATCGAAATTGCAAAGACCTCTCCAGAAAAAGCTCACCGTATGATTCTCTGGGAGATCCAGAGCCACAATCTCCGCGCTGATGCTGAAAAACGGCGCAGATCCAAACCGGCAGATATGCGGGGCGGTCCTCCGGTCCAGAAATCAAAAATTAAAGGCGGTACGATCCGGGATTATTACGACGCCGCTGAAAAAGACCTTCGGGCCTGAAACCGGCTTCCCTCCTGCCTAATTGAAAAGGAGTTTTTACAATGGCCTATACTGGCGTTGATCTCATTAACTCGACCATCTCTAACTACGTGCGGGAAGGCAAGTTCATTGATAACGTATCAAGCCGCGTTCCGTTCCTTAACTGGCTCCGGAAATCCGGCTCTTTCAAACCCTGGACGGGAAACGGGAAACAGATTGAAGAACCCGCGTTCAAAAACCTGGTTACGGGTAACACCCAATCCCTTGATCCCTACGATGAAGTGGTTATCAGACCGTCGGAAAATTCCGCGCTGGTTCCCTACACTCGGAAGGTGATTCGTCACCCCATCGTTATTTCCGAGGAAGAAATGGAGCAAAACAGCGGGCGGGAACAGATGATTGACTTGGTTGATTCCAAGATGATGATTGCCGAATTGTCCTTTGCATCTGACCTGGAAACTATGCTTTTCGGTGATGGAACCGGGAACAGCGGGAAAGACCTGCTCGGATTGGAGGCGTTCATTCCGAACACGTCCAACAGTGGCACGTTTGCCGGCTACGACCGATCTGCCGCCGCTAACGCCTGGATTCGCTGTTCGACCGCCTCCGGTGCGAAAACAACCAGCGCGTTTGACAATCTCCGCGCCAAAATGTCGAACCTCACGAACACCCTTTCCCGTGGTGCCATGCGCCCGGAATTGTATCTCACGGATCAGACGGTATACGAAGGCTATGAAACCCTGTGTTACGGGAAATACATGCCCACCGACAAGACCGGGGCTATCGACCTTGGTTTCCAGGGTGATCTTACTTTCCGGGGCAAGCCGGTTGTGTTCGGCGATTCCGCGATTGCGACGGCAAGCAAGATGTATCTTCTGAATGCTACCGCGTTCAAATTCAGAGTCATGGGCTTGAAGAAGTCCGAAGATTCCCCGTTTGAAATTGAAGGCCCATTTGATCGCAAACCCGATCAAGCTGCTATGGCCTGGCTACTCTCGCTCAAGGGCGCTTTGACACTGAACTTCTTCCGGAATGTCGGCGCTCTGTATTCGATCACCTAAGGAGGAAATTTAATATGGCCGGAGCTGTAAGACTTGGTGTCCCGTTCCAGGGAAAAAATGGTGACTGGTTCGTTGTTGCAAAGAGCCACGCCGCCCTTGTTGCGGGAACCCCGTATCTTATCACGTTCACTTACGATTCCTACGTCAAAGACGGAACCACCTACTACCAGCAGGACGCTATCACCGCTGCTGTTGATGCCGTCGCTTCAATCCCTCGCTTGATTGCCTGGGCACAAGCAGACGAAGCAAACACGGACGTTGAAGTTGTCCTTAAATGCGGCGGTGAAATGGATGTTCTGTGTGATGGCGGGACAAATGATATCGCCGTTGGAAACTTCCTGAAGATCATTCCGGGCACTTCAACGGATGTTCTGGTTTACGAAGGAACCACAATCACCGCGTCCTCGATGGCTATTGCCCTTGAGGCATACGCTGATGCCACCGCTGCGCTGAAGAAGGTTTTCATTATCCCCTTCTGCGCCACGGCTGGCCGCGTCGTCAACACCTGATTCTTTCGGGGGAGGGCTTTGGCTCTCCCCCGTTTGACCAATCTAACTGAGGAGTTTTTATGGCACATTTTGATTATGTCCCGCCCGGGATGAAGGCTGAAAACGGCATTCTGAAACCTTTAAGCGCGGGGAATCTCCCCGAATGCCAGCGACTTTTGACCCTGGCATTGGCAGAACGTGACAACTTCCAACGGGAAGTGAAAGAGCTTGCGGACAAGATCCAGGAAATTTATGTCCAGGGGGCTCCCCCGGTGTTGCGGGAAGAGATCGCCGTTGTTCGTGCCGAGAACACCCGACTTGCTGAAGAACTTGAAAAGCTGAAGAAACCAGCGGCCAAAAAGAAAACCGAAGCTGAGGCGTAAAAATGACTTTCGCCGCGCTTGTTGCCCTGATCCAGAATGAAATCAACGATAACACATCTCAGATGCAAACCCGAATTGAAGGGTGGGTTAATGACGCCCATCACGAAATTTGTGCGTATCGCGATTGGGTTTGGCTTGAGGCCGTGGTAACAAGCATTACCCTGAAAACATCGAATCTCCCGATAAACATTCAGACCGGGTTTTCCACTCCGTTGCGGAAAATTCTTGATATTCTGGATTACACCGCATCGCCTTATGATCCGCTCCGGGAATCGACCTCGGATGAGGTCCGCGGGTTCATGCAGAATTACGCGAACTTTACGGACATCCCCGAATACTATTACATGATTGGCGTTACGCTGGACCTGTTTCCTCCGGCTGATGCAACCGGGAGGAGCTATTCAATCCGGGGAACAAAACTGGCTTCGAGTTATACCACCGGCTCAACAAGTGCGCTATTGGTGCCTGACAGGTGGGTATCTGCGTTGAAATACTCTGTTTTGTATCGGGCCTGGGCCTGGCTGAATGACCCACGGGCGGCAACGTCCATTGCCGAGTTTAACCGGCTCCTGGATAAAATGCTCTCCGAGGACACCAGCGAGGGCGCAAAGATCCAGTATGCCCATCGACGCCCGCCTAACTCGATCTTGCCGAGGCTGATTGATAACTCATGAAAAGAATTTGGCTTGCTGTTATTTTGATTGTCTTGTCCTTGGCGTTTTGCGCGCTGGGACAGGTAGACAGAGTGGAATATTCGGATTTTAGCGGGGGCCTTTACGCTGGATACGATTCCCGCAAGTGCCCACCTAACCAATTCCTTGAGCTAAAAAATTGCATTATCCAGGCTGACGGCTCGCTGACTGTTCGGGGAGGGTTCAGAAAAATAGTTGTTCCGGATAACGTCACTGAGGCCGGGCACTTATTCCGCTTCGACGGGTTCCCAATAATCACCCGGACGGCCGGATCTACCGGGGTTTATGCAAATTTTGTTGGTTCAAGCACACAGTTACCCCTCGGGTTTGTTACCGGTTTCGTATCTGCGGCGACAATGGATGATTACTTGATCTATGGCGGATACGGTGGAGCTTTATACACTTGGTACAAATATGCTACGATGGCGGCTAATATTACGTCCTCGCGGATACAGGACATTATTGCTCATAACGACCGGGTTTTTTATGCCTCCGAGGGAACCCTTTACGAATCAGCCGTAGGAAGCGCAACAGATTTTGCAGGCGGGGAAGCTTGGGTTGTTGGTGGCGGGGAAGGCGGGGAGATAACAGGGCTTGGCCAAGCCGATGGGTCCTTGTATGTCTTTAAGGAGCGGAAAATTTTTCGGATGGATGGCTATTCCCCGTCCGAAAGGGTATTCACAAAGATTTCTGATATCGTAGGCTGCACCGCTGGCGGCAACCCGATATCGTTCAAAAGTGCGTCAATCGGCGATGGTATTATTTTCCCAACTGACCGGAGCGATTTATACATGATCGCGAATAGCCAGGTATATGATGTTTGCTCTCATATCAAGAAGCTTCTTCCGGGTCCCGGGGCCAATTTTAGGTTGACCCTGAGCAGAAAACTAGGCTTGGGTATTTTTTACGAAGAAACGAATGATACTTGGTATGCGCTTCATCTTGATTCCATCACTGCCAGGCCTGGCGGGTTTTTTATCCCAGTGTCGCAATGGTATTTGACTCCGAAGACCTCATCTTCATTACCGATTCTTATTGGTGGTGAAGACGATTTCTGTGCAACTACGGGAGAAGAAAACGGCGGGGCAAGCACCCCTCTTTTTCTTTATTATGACACCCGGTCAGCTTCTAATATGGCGATTGATAATTTTAACAGCGCAACAATGACCCCGGTCATAAGCGTTAAAACTTCGTTTGACCCTCTTGGTGATGAACGATATTTGAAAAACGTGAGGAAAATAACTGTGAGATGTTCCAGCAAAGAATCTGCTGGAACCGGGTTGGCTACAACCACGACCTCATTTAATTTTTCTTCTGCTGTTGTTTCTTCTGCTACAGAAACCGCGTCACTGGCTACCGAGTCGGTCAAGATCATTTCTTACCCGTCGGGATATTTCGAGCGTATCAGCATCAATTTTCTGATTTCTGGCGCAACCCCCTTGAGTGGGAATGGGCAAACGATCAATATCCATTCGATTATTGCTGATTATGTGTTGGGTTCGCGGGTGTATTGATGGCCGTTTCATATCCGGTCAATATCAAAGACCCTGATGTTAGGCGTGGGTTTACCGGCATTGTAAACGAATTGAACCGGGATACGAACCCGATAGAGTTTACGGTTGCTGTTGCTGGAACCGAGGTAGCCGTTGAACACGGGCTTGATTACGTTCCCACGGGCGCGATACCGATATTTACTGAAGATACGACGGGGCAGGGGGTTATTTACCCTGGGACAACCGCATGGACAACCAAATACGTTTATCTGACCGCAACGGCAACGGGCGTTTACCACGTCCGAATTAGGAGGTGATTTGATGGCAAGCTGGTTTCGAGATTTAACCGACACCCTTGGATTCACGAAAAAGAAGATTCCCGATTCTGCTTTGCCTCAGATTGACCCGTTGAAACGAGGCGCAGAAAACCTTTACGGGACATATGCAACTGACCAATTCAAGAAACTTCAGGAGTCCGGCGCGACGAATCCGGAGGGGTATTACAAGCTCCCGCGATACACCCCGACCCAGCCTATTTCCAGAGGGACACCGGCAACGCGGCCAGAATCGGGACAATCAACGATTCCGGGAAGATTCATTCAACCGACACAACCGACGCAGATTTTACCGCCTGGTTACTATTTGCCGAGTCCAGTAGCACAACCAGGGATAGCATCGCAACCGGCAACACCTGCACCCGTTCAACCGGTTCAGCCTTCCGGCGGTTTGCCCCCTGGCGTTGTCCCTCCTGGATTCGCGCAAAACGGAGGAGGGATGATAACCAAGCGGGTATTACAGCCTTCCGGGGCTTATGCTACCGTGACGGTTCCAGCCGCTTCGGTTCCGGAAACAACGAGTTTTTTCAATGCTCCTGCTCCGGTTCAGGCGGCACCACCACAGGCCCCGCCTACGGTTCCGACCCCTCCCCCGGCACCTCCTCGACCGGTAACGCCTGACCAGGTCATTCCCCCGCAAGCCCCGACCATTGAAACCCCGAGTATTGAACCGTGGGTAATGGCTGTTCGCGATGCTCTGAAGGCGGCTCAAGCTGTATCGGTTCCAACTCAAACCGGTTATGATCCGGCGATGAAAGAGGCTGCTCTCGCTGCTCAAACTTCCGGGATTGCAGAGCAAAAAGCAGAAGCGTTGCAACAGGCGCGGGAAGTGCTTGGGAAGTCCGGCATTACTGAAAGCACGGTAGGAGCAAAAACGCTCGGCAAGGTTGGCGGGCAATATGACCGGACCATCAACGAGATTCGGGCGGGCCTGGAAGCTCAAGACCTGGCGGCGCAACGGGAAGACCGTTATCGGAACCAGGAAGCGGCGTTACGGTCAGTGAATCAGATTGCCGGTCTTGCCGGTGAAGGTGCCGGGCTTACCGGTCAGGCGTATGATATCGCCCGCTCTGGCCGCGGTGAAGAAGCTGGCTTGCGGTCAGAGGTGAGGCAGGAAAGAACCTACGCCGACAGTGTGAATGACAAGGACTTTGAACGCTGGTTGATCCAAAACCAGATTGATACCTCTGCCCGTGGCGTTGACCGGGAAGAGGCGTGGAAGGTCTACAACGAACAGACCAGACAGGCCGAAAACGCGGCTGATACCACGAACAAGGCAAGCCTCTTCAATCTCGGCCAGACTCAGACGGAGGGGGAGCGGCGGCAGAAACAAGTGATGGATTTGTTAGAAATGATCCGGATGTTTGGCGCGGGAAACCAACTTACCCCCGAAAGCCAGATTGCTTCCCAAAAATACGCGGCTGAAACATCGGGACAACAGAACGCGCTTTCCAACACGCTTGGTACGATCACCAAGCTTTTCGGCATCTTCTGAAATAGGAGGCATCATGGCATACGATCTGAAAAGTAGGTTTGACAAGATTTCTCCGGTTGCCTCCAACAAGACGGGGATACAGCTTGCGCTTGATTGGATACGGAAGGGAACCCCTGGGGGAACTCCCATGATAGCCCCTGAAAATGACGGGGAAAGCAAACCCCTTCAAAATGACCTGGGAACATCGCCGGGGTCAGAACCGAAGAAGGGGAGCGTTATTTCCCGGCTTGCCAAGGCCATTGGCCTCACCGCGCTTGCTGGTGGT